CCATTGGTGCCATAATAAACAAGAGGAAATAAGAATAATGACTGATATATCTAAGGACTATAGAGAAAGGGTTGTGGCAACAGAAAAAGAACTTGCCAAATTAAAAAAATTATTTAAAGTATGAAGAAAACTGGAGTATTTTATTATCCACCTCTTATTAATGAACAAGCACTCTATATAGGCGGTTTACGAGATACCGTTAATCAATATACTAGTGCAAAATTTCCAGAATATGCTAGACCAAATTTACAAGTTGATCAATTAGGGTGCAAAGCAGAAATGATAGCACAATATTTTTTTTGGTCACATAAAATTAAATATAAAGCAACTCAAATGCTGGGAGTTGATCCAATTAAAGATGCCGATATAATAGTTGGAAACAAAAGAATAGATGTTAAAGGTCTGTGGAGTTATATAACAGAATGTAGAGTAAACAAGAAAGCACATTTAAAAGAAAAAAAAATAACTCACTATTTATTTATAAGACCCGATGAAGACAATCTAGATAATCAAATTGCCCAATGGTGGTTATATAGTCATAAAGAAGTAAGCAAATGGGAAATAAAAAAGTTAAAATATACCGATGCTTATGTTAAAACAATAATATAAAAACAAAAAAATGAGCAAAATACTTTTATTAGATAAGCAAGAACACAATAAAAAAACATTATTAAAGAGAATGTATAATGATAAATTTTACTACGGAGATTTAAATTTGTTAGCATTAAGCAGTAGCAGTATAAAATTATTATATGAAAGTCCTAAGAAATATTATTTTAATACAAAGTATGGTGGTGCAGAAAGTCAAGCAATGAGAGATGGTAGATTACTACATTGTTTAATATTAGAACCGGAAAAGTTTGATTCTTTGCACTTTGTAGATGTATCGAGTAAAAATACTAAAGCATATAAATTAGCAAAAGAAGAATACCAAGAAGTTTACACAAGTAAAGAAAAAAGAGATGCTGAAAGATTAGCAGATGCTTTGTTGAGAAATGAAGTTGCACTACAATTACTTGGAAATAGTGAGTTTGAGGTGCCAATGGTTAAAAATATAATGGGTTATCCATTTAGAGGTAAAGCAGATATATTAGGAGAAAATAAAATAGTAGATATAAAAACTTGTACTAGCATGAAAGGTTGGGAGTATCAAGCATATAATTACGGATATGATGTTCAAGTATATTTATATTGCCAACTTTATGATCAAGAGTGGACTTCTTTTTCTTTTCTAATATTAGATAAAAGTACTTTAGATATTGGAGTTGCAAAAGCAACACAAAAATTTTATGAAAGTGGTAAGCAAAAAGTAGAGAAAGCATTAAGAACATACCAAAAATATTTTGAGGGTAAAAATATAATGCAAGATGATTTTAGTAGTTTGCTTGACACTTACTATATAGACATTAAATTATGATACCGAAAGAAAAATTAATAAAAACAATAAAAAAACTGACAAATTTAGACCCTTTGCAAGAAAGTAGAGAAACTAAAATTGTAGAAATAAGATCATTAATAAATCATGTACTCCATAATTATTATGGATTAGGTTGTACTAACATAAGCAGATTTTATAAATCACATGGCAAGAAAATAAATCATGCCACTATATTACACTCTCTTAGAATGTGGGAAGTATATAGCAAAGATAAAAGTTGCAGTTACTTAAATGACTGCTTACACGATTTATTAGATGCCGAATCTAGTAGTGATGAAATAAAAAGGAGTTACATAAAAAGTAAAATTGATTTTGTAGAAGATATACCATTAGATAAAGTATATAAAAAAGTAAAAAAACACTACAAGCAATATATTGAAATAGAGGATTAATTAAATTTTTTTAATAACTTGCTAATTAAAATAGTTATAATAGTATGAAAACCGAACAAGTTGCTATAAATACAATTAGGGAAAACAACGAAAATCCTAGGTTAATAAAAGACAATAAATTTTATAAACTAGTTGAAAGTATTAAGCAATTTCCTAAAATGCTTGAGGTTAGACCTATTGTAATTGATGAAGATGGAGTTATACTAGGCGGAAATATGCGTTTTAAGGCATTACTACATTTAAAACATAAGAAAGTTAATGTGGTAAAAATTGAAGGCCTTACACCTAAGCAAAAAAAAGAGTTTATAATAAAAGATAATGTAGGTTTTGGACAATGGGATTGGGATATACTTAGTAATGAATGGGAGAGTAAAGAATTAAATGAATGGGGTTTAGATGTTTGGGAACCTAGCGACTATGACTTAGATGATTTTTTTACTGAAGAACAAGAGCCAACAGAAAAAAAAGACCCTTTAGAGTGGTTTCAAGCGTTTGTAGATTATGTAGAACACAACCATAGTAATATTTATAATGAAGCATGTAAGTATGCAGATGAAGAAGAACAAAAAGATTAAATGAAAATATATTTAGCAGGGCATGGAACTAGGCATGCTCATTGGGTAGTAGATAAATTTTATGATTTTTATAGGTTGCAGTCCTACTTTTATATTAATGAGAAAGAAACAAAATTACATTCTAAGTACAAAGATTTTATTTTAGATAGTGGAGTATTTAGTTACTTGACTAGCAAAAAAGAACAAGCAAAAAAACTAGATTGGGATAAGTATATCTATAATTACGGAAACTATGTTAGAGAAAACAAAATAAGAAACTATGTGGAAGTAGATATAGATACGGTAATAGGTTATGATAATGTAGTTCTGCTTACTAAAAAACTAGAAAAAATAGTTGGCTGGCAGTCATTACCAGTTTGGCACATGAATAGAAGTTATGATGATTGGCTAAGAATTTGCAAGGATTATACTTATATCTGTTTTGGAGCATTTATAACTGACAATTTAAAAGCGAAAAAATTTCCAATGATCAAAAAGTTTTTGAAAGATGCAAGTAAAGAAAATTGCAAAGTACACGGATTAGGTTTTACTCAAACTAAATTGCTAAAGGACTATCCTTTCTATTCTGTAGATAGCACAACTTGGAGTGCTGGTCATAGATTTGGAGAATTACATAATTTTAACATAAATACCATATTGCGGTTTAAATACCCAAAGCGAAGAATAAAAGACCCTTATAAACTTTCAAGGCATAATTTTTATGAATGGGTAAAATATAGTGAGTATGCCGATATAAATTTTTAATTATGAGCAAGAATATACCAATACATGGAAGCATGACAAGACCGGGTGATCCTAAAACTGCTTTGAAAGAAGTTAAACAAGGCAGACAAAAATGGACTGGCGGTCAGTTAGCAGTATCAATAAGTACTGAAGAATTTACCAGTGTCTGTCCAACAACTGGACAACCTGACTTTAATAATATACAAATAACTTACCAACCTAAAAAATATTATTTGGAAAGTAAAACAATAAAATATTATTTATGGGCATATAGAGAGCATGGTGCTCATTGTGAAACTTTAGCAAAAAGTATAGCAGAAGATTTATACTCGGCAATAGACCCAGAGTATGTAGAAGTAATAGTTAATCAGTTTCCACGAGGTGGATTAAAAATCGTAAGTAGATATAGAAAATGAAAAAAGCACTAGTATTATTAAGCGGTGGTCAAGATTCAACCACTTGTCTTTATTGGGCAAAAAAGGAATTTGATAAAGTTATAGCAGTTGGTTTTGATTATGGTCAAAGTCATGCTAAAGAATTAGAACAAGCACAAAAAATTTGTGATGATGCCAAAGTAGATTATCATGTTTTTAATGTTAAGCATTTATTAGCAAGTAGTAGTTTAACAAAACATTCTAACCACAATGAGGCAAGTCATATAGATCACAATTTACCGGCAAGTTTTACTGCAGGTAGAAATATTTTATTCTTAACAATAGCAGCAAGTTATGCAGCAGAAAAAAGTATTAATGATTTAGTGACTGGAGTTTGTCAAACTGATTATAGTGGTTACCCTGATTGTAGAAGAACAACTATTGATGCTATGCAAAACACTTTAAGTTTAGGTGTAGGGGCAGGAGATTTTAGAATACATACTCCTTTAATGTATTTAGACAAAGCAGAAACTTGGAAAATGGCAAAAGACCTAAAATGCCTTGATGTAATTATAAATGACACTTTAACTGATTATGATGGAGACATGACTGAAAATGAGTGGGGTTACGGACAAGAAAGTAATCCAGCAACTAAATTAAGAGTTAAAGGTTACTATCAAGCAAAAGAGAGAGGATGGATATAAAAATTGAAAAAAAATACTATTTCTATGCAGGGCACCGAAATAAAAGTGCAGGGGAAAAGTGCGGTAGGTTACATGGACATACTTATGATGTTAAATGCTTTTTTATATTTTCAGAAATGACTAATGGTGTTACTATGTTGTTTTCTGACATTGATAAAAAGGTAGAACCTATTGTAAAGTATTTTGATCATTATTTTATACTTTGGGAAAAAGACCCTTTAGTTGATATTTTAAAAGATGCTAATGAGCCACATATAGTAGTGCCTTTTGAAACTTCAGCAGAAAATATGTCTATTTATATTTTTAATAAAATAAAAGAGGCAGGGTTACCAATAACAAGAATAGAATTAGCAGAAACCAAATCAAGTAAAATTATATATGAGCCAAAAGTTAGCAATTAGCGAAGTATTTTACTCAATACAAGGAGAGGGAAAAACAGTAGGAATACCGAGTGTGTTTGTTCGTTTAGGTGGTTGCAACTTAATGTGCGGTGGTATGGGAACTCAATTTGATGGAGAGTTACATAATGGCGCAGAATTTAGATGTGATACGGTAGAGGTATGGATGCAAGCACAAAGTAAAGAGGTAGAAGAAGTATTATGCGATGAATGTTATACCGCAATAGAAAACGGTGCTCACATTATATTAACTGGTGGAGAACCGATGATGCAACAAAAAGGGTTAGAAGAATTTATAAATTATATAAAAGATGAAGTAGTAGATGAACCTTTTATAGAAGTAGAAACTAATGGAACTATAATGCCTAGTGATTTTTTATTAGAAGAAGTTACTTTATGGAATTGTAGTCCTAAACTTACCAATAGTGGTAATGATCAAAGCATGACTTTTAAACCGGAAGTCATAGAAACATTAAATAACAAGAATACTATATTTAAATTTGTAGTAAATGGAGAAAAAGAATGGCACGAGATAGGGTATTTGTATATGCCTATAGTAGATAAAGAAAAAGTTTACTTAATGCCAGCAGGAGAAAATCAAGATTTGCTAAACAACAATAAAGAGTTTGTAGTTCAATTAGCAATTAAAAATCATTTAAATTTTACTACAAGATTACATATAGATATTTGGAATAAAAAAACTGGAGTATGAAACATTTTATAGAACACCTTTTAGGTTTGTGCGGAGAAACACATTTAAACATTTTTAGTATAATATTAATAATAGTAATTTTTAAATTAAGTTATGAAGCAATATCTAAGTTGGGAAGAAATATACCAGAGGGTAGAAAAAATAGTTAATGAGTGTCCAAGTGATGCTAAGTTCTATGGTGTGCCAAGAGGCGGACAAATAGTAGCGGGACTAACAAACAGAGCAGTAGATAGTATTGAAGAAGCAGACATAATAATTGATGATGTAATTGATAGTGGTAAAACTAAAAAGAGATATGATCAATATGAAAAACCTTTTATTGCTTTATATGATATGTCTGAAAGTAATGGTACAGAAAATGTTTGGTTAGTATTTCCTTGGGAGTTAAAACCAGATGGTAGCGAAGAGGGAGTAGAAGACAATGTTACTAGATTGCTACAATATTTTGGAGAAGATGTAAATAGAGAAGGATTACAAGAAACACCAAAAAGATACATAAAATTTTTTAAAGAGTTCCTTAATCCACCTAAATGGAATTGCACAAGTTTCGAGGGTGAGGGTTACGATGAGATGATCGTTCAAACTAATATACCTTTCCACTCTTTATGTGAACACCATATAGCACCATTTTTTGGTACTGGTACTATTGCATATATACCAAATAAAAGAATAGTTGGTTTAAGTAAATTAGCAAGAACATTAGAAACATTTGCTAGAAGATTACAAAATCAAGAAAGAATTACTACACAAGTTGCAGAGTTTTTGTGGGATGAGTTACAACCTTTAGGAGTTGCAGTACAATTAACTGCCAAACATATGTGTATGGAAATGAGAGGAGTAAAAAAACATGACACACACACAACCACAACTAAGTTACTTGGAGTATTTAAGAATGATATAAATGCCAAACAAGAATTTTTAAGAGCAATAAAATGACCGTACAAACCGCACACAATAAAAAAGCAATGCTTAAAGCATTAGAAAAGAGTTTAGGAGTAGTTACAACTGCTTGTAATAATGCAGGGGTAGGTAGGAGAACCTTTTATGACTGGTTAGCATCAGATAAAGAATTTGCTGATCAAGTTAAAGACATACAAGAAGTAGCATTAGATATGGCAGAAAGCCAATTACATAAACAAATTTTAGATGGTAGCACAAGTGCAACTATATTCTATTTAAAAACAAAAGGAAAGAAAAGAGGATATATAGAAAGGCAAGAGTTTACTGGAATTGAAGGCACTAAACTATTTGAAGTAGAAGTAGTCAAAAATGATAAAAGCAAAGATAAGGACTAATATAGTTTATGAGCATCTTTGTAACTCCGATAAAAAAATCATAGTTGAACAAGGTGGTACTAGGTCTGGTAAAACCTATAATATACTGCTATGGATAATATTTAAGTATTGTGAAATACATAGTGGTAAGACAATAACAATATGCCGAAAAACATTTCCAGCAGTTAGAGGTACGGTAATGAGAGATTTCTTTGATATACTTAGACAACATAATCTCTACTATGAAGAATTAAGAACAAGAAGTGAGAATGAGTATTTAATAAATGGCAACAGAATAGAATTTATATCTCTTGCAGAACCACAAAGAGTAAGAGGTAGAAAAAGAGATTTATTATTTATTAATGAGTGTACCGAATTAAGTTTAGAAGATTGGAATCAGTTATTATTTAGAACAAGTGGTAGGGTTATTATTGACTATAATCCTAGTGAGGAGTTTCATTGGATATATGATAAAGTATTAACTAGAGATGATGCTGATTTCTACCAAACTAACTATGAGGATAATCCATTTCTAGAAGATACATTAGTAAGTGAGATTGAAAGATTAAAAACTACAGATGAAAATTATTGGAGGGTATATGGATTAGGAGAAAGGGGTCAAAGTCGTTCTCTTGTGTTTTCTTTTACTACTTGTCAAAATATACCAGAGGAAGCAAAACTATTAAGCAGAGGTTTAGATTTTGGGTTTAGCAATGATCCTACTGCTATGGTAGAAACTTATGTGCATGAGCAAAAAATGTATGTTAAAGAATTATTATATAGAACTGGAATGACAAACCAAGATATTGGAAACAAATTACAAGCAATGGGATTAGATAGGAGAGATGAGATATTTTGTGATAGTGCAGAACCTAAAAGTATTGAAGAAATACACCGAATGGGTTGGAACACTAAACCAACATTTAAAGGAGCAATTAATATTGGTATTGACATGATCAGAAGATACCAGTTAGTTGTTACAGAAGATAGCATTAATTTGATCAAAGAATTAAGAAACTACAAATACATAGAAGATAAGAATGGCAACCTAACTAATAAGCCGATTGATGCTTTCAACCATTGTTGCGATGCCCTTAGATATTCAATAGTAAATAAACTTGCAAGACCTAATTACGGAAAATATTTTGTAAGATAAGTTGTATTATTAACAAATGTTAATTATATTTGATTATGTATTACAAATTTAACAAGCAAATTAATGACTGGCAACCTATGACTTACTCACAAGTATTTGAGTGTTGGGTTGTTGATCTTAATAAATATCCTTTAAATTATATTAAACAATTAAACAATGGCAAGAACTCAATTAGATGATCTCAATGATGAGATAAGAAAACAAGATCAAATTATTGCAAATTTAGGTAATGGTGATTATGAAAAGTGGAAAAAAGCAGTAGATAAAAGAAGTGAATTAATTAGTATTAAAATAAATATACAATAATGGCATATAGTTATAATATTTGGAATAGCATTAACTCTTGTGCATATAAGGGTAAGCAAAGTTATGGTGTAAAAGACCATAGTGAGATAGATATGTTTGTAGGGTATGGTAGTGGCAATAGTTCACTAATGACCACAATAAAACAAACAAGAAAAAGAATAGGTGACTGGGATAGTTTTAGATTATATATAGATAACAAAGTAGTAAAAAGTATGTACTATAATTATAAAACAAAAAAGTTTACAAGAAGAATGCCTAGTTGCATAAAAGCAGAAATATAATTAAATTGTAGAAACTTTATAAAATAAAATAAGATGAAATTAAGCGAGAAACTTAGTATGATACAGACAAGTATCAATGTAAAAAAAACACAGAGAAACAATTTTGGTAAATACAATTACCGAACAATAGATGATATTATTGAGGCATTAAAGCCGCATTTAAGTATTTGGAAATGTTCGTTTCATTTTGAGGAACAAATAATATTTAATGATCAAATGCCAATAATAAAAGTAAATGCAATATTAATGGATTGTGAAAGTTTGGAAACAATAGTTAGTACTGGTATAGCAGGTATTGACTTAAATCAAAAAGGCATGAGTACTCCACAACAATTTGGTAGTGCCGGAACATATGCTCGGAAATATGCAGCAGGTAATTTATTTTTATTTGATGATAACACAGACCCCGATAGTCAAGATAATACACATAAGAAGCCAACATTAACAAAGAGCAGTCCTAAATTTCAAAAGTATGTGGAATGGGTAAGTAAAGGTAATGACAAGAAGAAAGACCTTGAGAAAATGCAATGGTTAAAAGATCATTATGAAATGAGTGGAGATATATTTGATAATTTAATGAGTATTCTTGATGAAAAAGAAAAGAGAAGTGCAAGGAAGAAGTAAAAGACAATATGAGAGTAGTGTTCTTGGTTGTCTTGTTAGCACAATAGTTCTACTCTCTATTATTGTTATAATTTTATTAATTAAAATAATATGGTAGCAAAATATCAAAAGGTTATAGATTTTTTTAATGAAACCGATGCTGATCAAAAAAAGTATTTTTTAGAATTGTTAAGTGATAAGATAAGTGTACCAACACAAAAAGAAGATGGTGTCCATGTTTTAAATCTTGATGAAGAAATACCAGTAGTTATAAATGGTATATATTTTCAATTAAATACTGATGATTGGCGAGAATTAAAGAAAGATGAGTAATCACTGGACATTAGATACACCCCCTTGGGATGAGCCGGAACACCATTGCTTACATTGTGAGAAGCCAGTTCCGAAAGAAGGATATTGTAGTAATAATTGCTTTTTTGCGGATATGCTATAATAAGTTGAGTTCAAATTTCATCAACTGCCCTCTACAATTTTGTAGGGGGTTTTTTTATTCTTAATTTAGAATTCTGTAAAATTATAAGTTATACTAATATAAAGGAGTTTAAATGGGTTTAAAAATAAAAATACCGAGTAACCTTAGTGAGATAAAGTTAATACAATACAAAAAGTATATGCAAGTCTTAGAGGCGAATAAAGATGAGTTAGAAAACAAAGACACATTTTTAAGCCTAAAGATATTAGAAATCTTTTGCAATATACCTTACCAAACTGCTATGAAGATTGCCGTTAATGATGTTAATAGAATAGTAAACAAAATATCTAAACTATTAAATGATCAGCAAGAATTGGTTAGAACTTTTACTATGGGCAAAACTAAATTTGGTTTTATTCCTAAATTAGACGATATGTCTTTTGGAGAATACATTGACTTAGATACTAATATAAGTGATTGGAAAAAAATGGAAAAAGCAATGGCAGTTCTTTATAGACCTATTGTGAATGAATATGAGAACCTCTACGACATAGAAGAATACCGAGGAGATAGTTATCATGAGGTAATGAATAATATGCCTTTAGATGCAGTATTTAGTGCATTAGTTTTTTTTTATCATTTAGGGATCGAATTATCCAAAACTATGATGAATTATTTAACGGAGGAACACCTGGAGATGGATTCGACATTGGAGCAAATTTTAATAAAAAATGGGGATGGTATAACTCAATTTACTACCTCACTCAAGGAGATGTTAGAAGAATTAAAGATATTACCGAATTGAATTTCCATAAATGTCTATTAGCATTATGTTATGAGAAAGAAAAAGTAGATGTTGAAAATCAAAAGATAAAAAATAGTATGAATAAAAACAAAGCAAAATGAATGTAAGCAACCAAGGTAGTACTGCATACTTTAGAATAATTGAAAAACTAAGAGATTTTTTACTTGCCAGTCCAGATGTAAATACGGTAACTCAAGGAGATATAACTCAAATTGATATTAATAAGCAAGAGTTGTTTCCACTTTGCCATATTCAAATTAACAATGCTCAATTAAGAAAAAGTGTAATTCAATTTAATGTTACGGTATTTGCTATGGATATATTATGGCAAAAGAAAACTAATCCTAGAAGTACAAACTTTGATAATACTATAAACAACATAGACAACGAATTAGACATATTTAACACTCAATTAAAAGTAGTTAATTTACTTAATTCATCTCTTACTAGATATACTCTTAGAAGTGAGTTATTTGAAATAGTAGGCGAGGGTGGTCAATGCGAACCCTTCTACGAAAGATTTGAGAATGATTTATGCGGTTGGGCATATACTTTTGATTGCTTTGTAGAAAATAATATTGATGTATGCCAAAATTAGAAGATTTTTTAAATAATACAAATGCTAGTTTAGTAATCATAAGAGATTTGATTATAAGAGATGCTAAAAAAAACTTATCCAAAGGCGGTAGGTTTGGCAGTTATAATGCAAGTAATAACTTAACTGATAGTATTAGAGGTATTGAAATTACTGATGATAAAGGCATAGTATCTACTGGTGTTGAGATGTTACAATACGGAGAGTTTTTAGACAAAGGAGTGAAAGGTGTAAAGCAAGGAGATAGTAAAGCAAACCCAAAATACTCTTTTAAAAGTAAAGGTGGTAAGCGAGGATTAAAAGGAATGCCACCGCCTAGTGCATTTGATCAATGGAGTATTAGAAGAAAGATAGCACCAAGAGATGAGAAAGGTAGATTTTTACCTAGGAAGTCAGTTAATTTTGGAATAGCAGTTTCTATTTTCCATAAAGGTATAAAACCAACTTTATTTTTAACTAAAGCATTTGAAAAGCATACTAAGAAAATGGCACAAGAAGTAGCATTTGCATTTGGAGAAGATACTAAAGAATATGTAGAAATTTTATTAAAAGATTTAAAGAAATGAGTTTACAACTAAGCAGAAGTCCATACTATATTAAATTTGTACCAACAACTGGTACTCCGGCAGTAACATATGGAGTAGTAAGAATATTTATTTGGCAAGGTGTTCCAGGCGATATACCAACCCAACCAACTTATACAATAAATAAAACCGTTATTGGAAATGATCAATTTTTAGTAGTGCAGTATAGTAATCTTATTAATGATTATATAAATATCACTTTTACAAGTGGTTCTAATTATACTACTGGCAACATACAAAATTTTTATTTAGAAACTGATTGTACTTTTTATGATGCTACAAACACTCAAGTAGGTAATGTAGTGGCTCCTAGTAGAGTAGTATTTAGCAAAGGTTATGACTATTTTAATCAAGGTACTAATCCAACTTTAACAAGTGGTTATGCTAGTGACAATTACGAAATAAATATACCTGAGAATTATTTTCCTAATATACCAGTTTATAATTGTATAAGTGGAAACATAGTAGAAGTTAAATTTTTTACTGGAACATATGCAGAGGCAGTTGCCGGTACTAATAAATTTGGCCCAACTCAAACTTTAAATTATACTGATAATACTAACAATCAAATGACTTGGTTTAGTACAAGAAGTTTCGGAAGTAATGATGATTTAAGTGAAAGTGTTTGGCAAAACAATTTACAAACCTTTACTAATAACAATGAGGTAGTCCTAGATGATAATGGTTACCCTTTTTGTCCAGAGTATATAAGTAGAGTTACTTGGGCAAGTATTTATAATGATGATGCTGGAACAACTGAATGGGTAAAAATTAACTATATGATCAAAGACAAATTTACTCCATTTAAAATTACATTTGTAAACCGATATGGTATTTATGAAGACCTATGGTGTTTTGGTAATAATAGTCAATCTATAGATGTTACTACTAACCAATTTAAAAGGAGTTTACTTGATAGATCTACTATTTCTTATAATACTGATGCTCACCAATATAAAACTTTCGCAGATCAAGGCAGACAAAAGATTACATTAAACACTGGTTATTTGTCAGAGCAAACAAACAAAGTAGTAAAGCAACTAATGTTAAGTGAACAAATTTGGATTACTGATAGTTCAACTAATAATATAGAGCCAGTTGTTTTATCCTCTAAAAACTTAGTTTACAAAACTCATTTAACTCAAAAATTAATAGATTATCAGTTTGCATTTGATCTAGGTTACGATGAAATAAATAAAGTAGTATAAATGAAGTTAGTTTTATATATACAAAGTGACAGATTAGATAACTCTACAATGCAAAAAGTAGATTTATATAATGATGAAAAAGTTAGTTTAACTATGACCCTACAAGATATAAGGGATATAGAAAAAGTAAGAACTGACTTTACTCAACCATTTACTTTGCCAGCATCAGATATAAATAATAAAATTTTCCAACATTGGTACAACCCCGACATAGATGGTTATAATTCTAATTACCGAACTCCTGCTATTATTGAATTAGATTACTTGCCTTTTAGAAAAGGTTTTATTACTCTTAATAGTTGTAAAATGAAAAATGGACAACCAGAGTTTTGGAATGTTACATTTCTAGGAGAAACAGTTGATTTAAAAAATGTTATATCGGAAGACCAACTTGATCAATTAACTTGGTTAGATAATCAAGGGTTTATATTTACTAACAATAATGCTAGTGCTAGACAAGGTTGTAACCAAGGATTAAATAAAACGGTAGATGGAGTTACTTATAATGATGCTTTTATATATCCATTAATTGGGCATTCTGTAGCATTTAATTATGATAGTACACCGGCTTCAGATAATTACACTAATTTATATTCTAACCAGTCACAGACAAAGAGTGGGTGTTTTTACAATGATTTAAAACCAGCAATTAGAGTTGATTTAATATTAAAGGCAATAGAAGAAAGGTATAATCTTACATTTAGTAATGATTTCTTTTTTACCTCTGCAACTGAAAACTTATATCTATGGATGAATAGAAACAAAGGATATATGACTGGTGGGGGTAGTTTGATATTAGGAAATAAAAATAGCAACTGGAATGGTGGAAGTGGAACAATAAGTGGTGGTAATTTTCCAAGTGATCAAATAGGTAGTAATAGTGCTAATGCTTTTTTTAATGGTCAATGGTGTCCAGATACTAGTGGGTCTTGTGGTCAAGAGGGATGTGGTTATACAAGTTACGAATGTACCGTATTTAATTTTGAAACTATGGTTAGTTTTGGAACATATAACGCACCTGTTACAGACAAAAGACAAGTACGAATAACCTACACAATAACACCAGCAAGTGGTTTTGAGTCAGTAAATTATGATTATTCTATTACTGATAATTTTAACAATGTTAATGCAGTTTCTGAAACTAATGTAAGTGGTACTACTACAGTAGAATTTAAGTTTGGTAATCAAACTGGTAGTCCTTTTCAGATACAAAATAGTGAATTAGTGTCTAATAATTATTTTGCTGAATTTGGTTTATTTGTAGAATCAGAGTTAGCATTTGAATTTACACCAACATTAAAAGTAGAATACTATGGACCTATTACTGATCAATTAAGTGTTCCAGACCCAGTAGGTGGTGGTTTTGATTGTTACCCTTATGACAGAATTATAGAAGTAGAAGGCAATTTTGTAGCGAACAATCCACCTCTTGCTCTTGATGTTTCTGTAATACCAACTAAACAATTACCGGAGATAAAAGTTTTAGATTTTTTAACTGGATTATTTAAAACATTTAATTTAACTGCATTTTTTGAAGATGGTATAACTAAAGTTCAAACCCTAGATGATTTTTATTCACAATTTAATACTTGGGATTTAACCGATAGTATTCATGCAGATAGCAATACGGTTAGTGAAGCACTACCATTCTCAGAAATAAAATTTACTTATGGAGAACCAAAAAGTATTTTAGCACAAACATTTGAACAATTAAACAATAGAAAGTTTGGAGAGTTAAGATACTTAGCAGATGCAAGTAAGCAAGGAGTTTATGCAGTTGTTCCACCTTTTGAGCATATGCTTTATGAAAGATTAAGAGATACAAATGGTAATGCTACTACAATACAAGTAGGAACAATGTTAGACAATAACTTAAACCCTAGTTTTGGTAAACCATTATTATTTTATGGAGTGTATAGACCTCAAAGTGAAACTGGTAAAACTTATATAAATTGGATTAATGGGGAAAGACCAAAAGACCCAAAAGAAGAACCCAATGCAGGGCAAAGACAAGTTTTTAGAGATTACTGGATGGTTAGTAATGCAAATGAGTTAGGAACTTCAACAGTAGCACCTACTATTAATTTAAATTTTGGTAGTGAGTTAAATGAATATAACGGAACTGATTATAATGGTTTAACTAATTCATTGTTTAGAAACTATTATCAAAATTACATAGTAAGAGTATTAGATGATCGTAATAGATTATTTAGTTATAAAGTTAAATTACCAGTAAGTTTTTTACAGAATTTTAAATTAAGTGATAAAATAATAATTGGTAACAGAGAATTTTTGATCAATAAAATAACTGCTGACTTAACAACTGGAGATAGTACATTAGAATTATTAAATATTTTTTAGATGATGATTAGAAATATATTGAGTTGCCTAAGTTTAATTGAAAAGAGTGATGTAGAAGTCATTAAAATAGCAAAGGGTAAGTATTTATACCCAAAAACATTTAAAGGCCTTAAAAACGCGTTAAAAACATTAAAAACAAAGTAAAATGCCACAAGTAGAAGTAGTAGAATTAAAAGCGGATGTAAAAGATGCTATAAAAAGCATAGATAAAATGACTGATGCTATTGAAAATCTTGAGAAAGCGCAAGAAGATCAAGCAAAAGCACATTTAGCAGAGTTAGATAAAATAAAAAAAGCAAGTGAAAAGAATGAAAAGGCAACTAGTAAGTTAGCCAAAGGGTTTAGAGGTGTAGGTCTTGCTATGAAAGCAGCAGGGATAGGTCTAGTACTTGCAATAGTAAACAAACTTACAGAGGCATTAATGCAAAACGAACAAGTAGCAGATGCAGTCAATACGGTTTTTACTGCTATAGGTTTAGTATTTAAGCAAGTTACAGATGCTTTATTTGAAACTTTCCAAAGAGTTAGTGAGGCAACTGGTGGTTTTGATGCTATGCAGAAAGTAATTATGAATTTACTTAAAATTGCATTTACTCCTCTTAAATTATCTTTTCTTGCTATTAAAGGTGCAATACTTGGTGCTCAATTAGCATGGGAACAAAGTTGGTTTGGAGATGGAGACCCTAAAAAAATAAAAGAGTTAAAAGCAGGATTAAGTGAAATAAAAGAGGAAGTCAAAAAAGCAGGAGAGGAAGCCATTGAAGCAGGTAAAAATGTTGTAACTAATATAGGTGAGGCAGTAGGAGAAGTTGCAATGTTAGCAACAGAAAGTATTGATGCGGTAAGCGAAGTAGTAGAAAATATTGATGCTCAACAAGTAATGTCTGATGCTAAACGACTAACACAATTAAAAAAGAATTATGAACTTATAGGACTTCAGCAACAAAGGTTAATTGAAAAGTATGATGAGGAAGCAGAAAAGCAAAGACAGATAAGAGATGATGTTTCTAAAAGTATTGAGGAAAGAATAGAAGCCAATAAAAGATTAGGCGAAATATTAAAAGAACAAATTGAAGCAGAGCAGTCACAAGCACAAAGTAGAATAAGTGCAATAAGACAACAGATACAATTAGAGGGAGAAAGTACAGAATTAAAAAATCAGTTATATGAGGCAGAAACAGAATTACTTGCCATATCAGCAAAAGTAACTGGATTAAAGTCAGAACAATTAACTAATGAAAATGCTTTAATAGCAGAACAAATAGCACTTGATCAAACTTTATTACAAAGTAAAAATACTTTAAATATTGAGCAACAAAGATTTAATGCTGAAAGAATTGAAGATGAAGTATTAAAACTAGAAAGATTACAAGAGTTATATAACCAAGAGGCACAACTTGAACTCACTAGATTAGAACAATTAAAGAACAATGCAGTAGAGGGAACACAAGCAAGAGCCGATGCAGAGGTGGCATATAACGAAAAAATGCAAGAGTTACAACAGCAGAATGTTATATTCCAAGAAGAAATAACTGACACTAAGAAAAAATTAGATGATGATGAGGCGGCAAGTAAAGAAGAAAACCTAGCAAAAGTTGGGGGAGCATTAGCAAACCTTAGCCAAGTATTAGGGCAAGAAACTGCAGCAGGTAAAGCCACGGCAATAGCGGCAACTACTATTTCTACTTATCAGTCAGCACAAGATAGTTATAAGTCATTAGCAGGAATTCCAATTATAGGTCCAGCATTAGGGTTTGCGGCGGCAGCAGCAGCAATTGTTGGAGGTGTAGCACAAATTAAAAAAATTACTGCAACTAAAATACCTAAGGCACCAGATCCAGGCAGTCAAAACCCAACACCAACACAAACCACACCGGCAATGGCAACTCAAAGTGCAGCGCCTAATTTTAGTTTAATAGGTGCAAGTGGAACAAATCAATTAGCAGATGTTCTTGGGCAACAAAATGACCAACCAGTTCAAGCATATGTAGTAGCAAATGATGTTACAAGCGCACAAAGTTTAGAAAGAAATATTGTAGAAACAACCAGTTTATAAATATTAATCGTTATATAAAAAAAAGCATTATGAGTTTAGATATAGTAGAATTATTTTTAGAGGACAACGATATGGATACCGGTATTGATGCTATTAGCATTGTTGAGTACCCAGCCATAGAAGAAGATTTTATCGCATTAAAAGGAAAAGAGTTTAAATTTCAAGCAGTAGATGAAGAAAAGAAAATATTAATGGGTCCTCTATTAATACCAAACAAACCTATATATAGAAAGGATGATGATGGAAAAGAATACTATATCTATTTTTCTAAAGAAACAGTAAACCAAGCAAGTCAATTATTCTTAAAAAATAGTAAGCAAAAAAATAGCACCTTAGAACATGCTAAAAAATTACATGGTTTGACTTTAGTAGAAAGTTGGATTGTAGAAGATTCAAAGATGGACAAATCATATAAAATGGGAATGGAAATGCCAGAGGGAACTTGGATGGGGTCTGTAAAAGTAGATAATGATCAAGTTTGGCAAGAGTTTGTAAAAACTGGTAAAGTAAAAGGTTTTTCAATAGAGGGATATTTTGCAGAACAAGGAAAGAGAGAATTTAAAACACAAGTTATAGATGGTGGTAGAGCAATAATTGATGATCGCCTTGCTTATGCGACAAAAGAAAAAGCAATTGAAACTGCTAAAGACTTAGGGTGCGAGGGTTACCATACACATGATTTAAATGGTAAAACTTGGTATATGCCTTGTAGAAAGCATAAGAACACACCGAAAGAAGATGTTGCCTTAGAAACCTTAAAAGAAATATATAGAATGCTATATGAAGCAAAGTTTAAGAAACCTTGTTGGGATGGGTATGAAATGGTAGGAACAAAAAGAGTAGATGGAAAAGAAGTGCCTAATTGTGTACCAATTAAAAATTAATTATGCCGAACAGAAATCAACCTAAAGGAACTGAAGGGTGGGGAGTATCAAGAAGAAAGCCGGGTTGTCTTTGCATTGACGGAGAAACTTATGCGAATGAATGTTGTGAGGGTTATCTAATGAACCAAGGTATCGGTAGAACACAAGGCAGTGACCCATTCCAGCAAAATTTATTAAAATCAGAACAAGCCTCTCAAGGTAAACCTCAATTTTTAATTCTATGGCAGAATGATCAAAATGAAAGAGGAAGTATAGTGTGGGGACCTAATATTTAAAAAAATGAGTAATAAAACAATAACACAGTTACCAATAGTTACAAGTGCAACCGATAATGATAAGTTAGTAATAGTTCAAAATGATGTTACTAGTCAAATAAGTGTAGGAGATTTAGAAACCTCAGCAATGGTACCCTCATTATTAGAAGTTGGAAGAATACAAAAAATTAATGCTCAAACTTTCTTTGCTAGTGATGAAGCAAACATAATAACTATAGAAACTATAAGTAATGAGTATATAGATGTAACTGGTGGTAATACAAT